TTAAATTGGTGGCAAATCCGGCTTACCCTGCTCCGCCCCCTCCATCGCCCTCACAACGCCGTTAGGCTGATAAACAAGCCGGAACTCTTTCACATTACGCGTGAAGCATCTGAGACACTTGGCGCGGTCGATGACGTCAGCCACGGTTAGCAAGCTGGTGGTTTTGAGAACGTCAGCAATCGGCACACTAGACGTATGACCACAGGCACACTCAATCCAGATCAGGTGTTTGGGAATTGTTGCCAGGTGTGTGCCGCCGCGCTTGAGCATTGAAAACCCATAGCGCGGCCTAGGAGATTGGGAAAGGTGCTCCTATTTGTTAACTTTTGGCACAGATGAATCCTCCGCCTGGCCAGTAATTGCGTGGACGTTCTTCGAGAGGTCGATACATAATTCCATTGCGCCAATATTTCCCAACACTGAGGTAAGTGACGCAGCGACATGAGCGGCCAAATTATCGTCGGCGACATGCTTCAACAACAATGCAATATAGGCACCTTGGGCGCGCCGCGAGAGATTGAAAAACTCGGGAGAGACCGCCGAAATGGTTCCGCTGCCACTCGTTGTTCTATTCATGTCCGCTCCTTACTCTCCTACAGGTTTCACAAGATGCGCGTATGGGCGCGGCTCATGGGGGTGATAGTGCCCCTTGGTGCGCTGGTGCTGTTCGAGCTTTTCAACCTTGTCGAACCTCTTCTCGCAGATAGGGCATTGAATCCGGTCGTGATGCGCATTGGTGGACATGTTCCGCTCCTTATGCGTCTTCGGTTTGATCCAGAAACGTCTCTGCACGTCGCGCCTCCCTCAAAAGGAAGTGCCGCCTTTCCGTCCATCACCAGTACAGCGCGCTGCAAAGCATCGACGCAGGCCAGGATAGAGAAACTCAATCTACGATTTATCTGCGAGTAATTCATATTTAGCGCATGCGCCGCGTGTGATCCAACCATTGTTGCGATCCTCTAAATCAGCTCCACAAGCTTAAGGGTCAACAGGATAATGGCAGCACACATTACAATATCAAATAAGCGCGCACCCATCCCTTCCTCCTATTTGTTAACCACAACCTTAGGTCCAGCCAGAAAGTGCCACCAACTCACATGAGATTCCGCTATTCTGTTAGCACCGACACAACATTATCAATCGCGACTTCGGCTCGCCGCGCACCAATGTAGCGATCCGCAGCAACCATTATGGCGAGTTCGCCTGTCAACAAAAGCTCAGGTGAAACCTCATCGTGTCGGCCGCCACCCAACAGAATCGCAGCTTTTTCCACTTCATCAAAATAGTCCGAGACTATCTGCTCAAGCTCCTCTAGATCATATTCTTCAAAGGCTTTTCGTATATATTCGGTCATACCTGATAGTCTCCTTTCTATTCTACAGTTGTTGACTGTCGCGCCAGAATGCTCGTTGCTTCGTTACACGCCCGCAGTATGTCACCGGCCCGCACATTTCCGACTATTCGCGCCTCTGGGTCCCACCTTCTGGCGCAATCGGCGACCGCAACAAGTACAGTGTACGGGTCGGCTCCATCTGTCTGATGAATGCAATTGCAGGACTGCAGATCGTAGTGCGTCTGAGAAGCCCAAGGCTCGCCGCAAAATGGGCACTCTTCTTGCTTTTCATTCAGATAACCCAACCCCATGCCTCGGCCCCTTTCGTTCTACAGTTTCGATTTCTCTTGCCCAGTTTCAGGAGCGCCACGCATGCTTGATTGCGCAAGCTTGCATGCAGAAATGTGGACCGCAATTGTTTCGGCTAGGTCTTCAAGTGACATGTCCTCTGGGTACTGAATTGTCACACGACCTTCTGGTCGGCTGAAACCAATTTGAGCCATTTTTGCCCTTTCTATTCTACAGAAATCACCGGGGAAAACTGCCCCCGCATAAACGCATCAATCTCACCTATGAGTTTCTCACTTCTTGGGCGGCGATCTACAAACGCCGACTTGTCCCTTGTGACAGCTTTCAATCGGCTCCGATAATCACGTTGATGCTGGATGTTTTGGACGGGACATAGCCGCGAGATGGCGCGGCGCTCAACTTCCGCCGCATACTCGGCGCTTTCGAAATTGCGCACCTTGATGATCTCGCTGCGATAATACCAGCGCGACGACTGTCTGTGCTGTTTTAGTCGGTTGCCGACATCCTTGGTGCACCCAACATAGAGCAGAAGATCGTCGTAACCATAGGCACGATACACGCTACGCATCCCTCACGCCCTTCCAGTTTTCGGGGCAATCGCGCTTAGCGGTCCCAACAAACTTGATAACCAGATCCTTGACCCACTGAACGCTGATCTTGTCCGCATCGACATTCAAAATCGTCGCGACCTCGATCACAATCTTGCGCGGGGGTATTTTCGGTTTCTGATGCCACAGACGAATGATCGCCTCGGCCTGTTCTAGAGTGTAATCCACCGTGCCCGGCCTGCCGGTCAGCTTCTCCAACGCGGTCGCAACACCCTTGGGCTTTTGTGCCTGGAAGGCTCTGAGGTCCGCTTCCGATCTGCAAACGAACGGGTTATTGCCGACGACTTTCAATATCAGCTTCTTATCGCAAGAAACCCAAAGCGTCTTGAGTTCGGGAAGGTGGATCAGCTTCGGCTGCACCATCAGCAATGTATCGTGCGCTCTGAGGCTGACGCCCGGATAGTCCATGAACAATGGAAGATCGTCGGGGTGCGTGAAAACGCGCTCCGCACCAGCTGTCATCAGCGCCCCTTTTTGGGGAATCGTCCCGTAACCAATAATCACAGGCGGTCTTGTATCTGCGTTTTCTACGGTTTCCAAAAGTTTTCCACTCTTTTTGTGACTTGGCTCTTGTTTAGTGGAAAACTTTTTAGTAATAAAGGGAAAACTATTTAGTAGAAAACAAAGGGGCATCGCGATGAACACAGGCATGAAAGACGGCAAGCTGGTGATCGACATGGCGGAAGCTGACGAGATTTGGAGCGGCATGACGAACGATCAGAGATACGAATCGATGTGCATCATGTTTGAGCCGCTTTTGGAGAGGGCGACCGCGATGAAGCGCGCCCTTGAACCATTCAGCAAGATGGCTGGTGAACTTTTTGCGCGAAACTACAGCGCTGATGATTGCGCCCTGCTTTTTTACACGCCCGAAGGTGAGAGGGTTGAGATAACCTTCGGCGACTTTCTTTGCGTCCGTGACGCGCTGGATCAACCGCTAACATAAAGGGACGTTTTCTTTACACGTCCCGACGAGACATAAAGAAATCCCCAATTCCTTTACACATCCCTGAAACAAGAAAACCCCGCCCATTTCTGAGCGGGGTGCAGATCAGGCCGAGGGACGTGGCCTAACAGGTTAGAACGACCTTTCATGTTGAGGTGGTGCACCTGAACCCCGGTGCCGGGATTACGTAGAAGCAATCAGAGTCATGACCGCCGGTGAAGCCGCCCCCCAAACAAAGCCTTTCATGTCCCAGTTGCCCTTTTGACGCCATTGGATGACCTCGCGGACGCCATAGAACACGCCGCCCCATATCCAAAGCCACCAGGTATCAAGAGGCAAGTCAGTCAGGTAGTGCACGACAAAGCCTGTGATTACGCTGATGACGGTTGACCAGAAGGCGTGAGAATAGGGGAAGGTGCGCCAAATGCTCCAGATCATTGTGATTTCTCATTGGGGCACTTTTGCCCGTTCTGCGCACATATGATCTTGGCTTGCGCGCGAATCTGAATAATCGCCTCGTCCATCCAAAGGTCAGCGCCGATGATCCATTCTGCCTTGCGATGGTTTATTGCGCCCGGTTCTGGCAGAGCGGGTTTCTTTGGTGCGGTCAGGACATCAATTGGAATTTCCCGAACTGGCCCGCTTTTTCCGCAACAACTCAAAAGCATGATCAATGGCAGGACTGCTGCACTCTTCATTGTCCTCTACCTCCCTTAGCTGGCGTTGCATGTCACGGTGCTGGGCTGATGCTTCCCGCGTTGCGGTCATGCTCTTGCCCATGATTTGAAGAATCTCGTTGTTCGTGCGGGCCGCAGCCCGAAGCTCGCGGTTCTGCTCCTTGGTCTGGAAATAGTCTCTCACCAGCCACACGCCGCTACCAACGAGGCCCAGCACTGCGATGATTTGGACCCAGATTGAAACTGTTCGCATGTCAGCCCCTACCCTCTTCAAGATCGGGCAAATCGACTGTCTGCCCAGCGAGGTCGTGGGTACAGTCATTCAGAAACTGGATACGCCCGTCCGTCACAAAAGAATGGCAGATCAGCGGTACAGGCCTGATAGTCTCGCCTTGCATGATCCGCGAGTGTTCCTCGTCAGAAATCGGCACTGTCCCTTTCACCAACACAGAAGGGTTGAACGTGGGCGCATCAGGGTTGCCGTTGTAGGTCCAGCCGCGCGAACCATCGACCGTGACGTGGTGGTGCGTTTTGCAGCCTGGGCACATGAACGCGACCCGGCCACCCTCAAGGCTGCGGAGTTTCTTGCCAATAACAGCCATATCATGCCTCATTCACGCTCAGAACCGCACCAGACGCGTCGTAGTGCGGCAGTGGGCGCTGGTAGCTGCGGGGATAGGTCGAGGGCCAGCGTTTGGCCAGCAAGCGGCGTCCTGCAATCCATGCGTCGGCGGAAATTTCATCGTCTTGGTTGGCGCCTAAGACAAGGTAGCGGCGGCGCACGGGGTCGTAGCCAATAATAAAGCCTACATGCCCGCCCTTGCCGCGCGAAAACACACCCAAAGCGCCATACACATGCCCGCAACGCTCGCCATATTCGGTAAAGTTCCGCGCCCAATACGGGTTCTCTTTCAGCCGATCCGGCAGCGGTTCGTCCGGCACGGTCTTGACCAACGCCGTAATGGCCGCGTCACCACACCAAGGATAGACGGCAGGATCACCCAACGTTGCCCCGTCTGACTTCAACCACTCGCGAAGCTCTGCGTTGTCGCGCACTTCGTGTAGTCCGAGATATTTGGACATCTCGACCACCCAAGGCGGTTCCGGTGCGGTGTCAGGGCCAAACTTGCGGGGCGGCAAATCGTTCCGCGAATAGGCATCTTCCAGCGCCGCGAGCGTCAGCGGCCCGACATAGGAACGCGGACGCAACCCAACAGATTTCTTGAAGACCACGATGGCAGCTCGGGTTTTCGGCCCCGAGATCCCGTCGACCCGCCCCGTGTAATGGCCGAGCGATTTCAGCGCGCGCTGTAGCCAGCGCACGTCATAGGTTTTGAAGGTCATTGAAGCGTCCTTTTTTGCGTTAAGGTCAGCCCTTGTTGCCATCGGAAGGCGGCACCCCGGCAAAGGCGCGAAGGGCCTGCATTACCAGCCGGGCAACAGCCGGGGCCTCGATGCCAAGAGCCAGAAGGCCAGGAACGGCGTAGGCCCAATAGGGAACAGGTTTCGCCATGATCCCGAAACCGAAGTCAGCAACGAACAAGGCGACAACAGCGGTGATAGCAACGACACGTATCCAGAATGTACTGCGCTTGATCTCAGGCATGAGAAACCGCCCGCACCAGAAACCAGACCAGAAGAAAAATGGCTGATCCCGATAGGCTGCTAAGTGCCATTGTCGAAGCCAATAAAACCGGGATGGCCACGTGATAGAGATCACGCCGATTTCTGGCGCTTTTTAGGAAGTCACTCATTGGCTCTCTTCCACGACAAAAGGTCCGCCGAAGCGGACGCAATAGATTCCAGTTTCATGATTTGCTCTCTCAGTGGGGGTTTAAGTCACCGCGCGAATGCTTTTGATTGTGATCCCGCCGCGCTCGGGTTGTGGCTATGCTTCGAAAGTTTTCACTTCCTGCGCGGTGTCCTCAATTACCGCCTGAGCGGTAGCGCAATCTGTTCTTTCAGGTTCGCAAAAATCTGAACCAGTCCTGTCTGATCTACCATATCTAATCCACTTTTCGTTAAGTCGGTGTTTTCACGCCGGGTTTTTCATTGCTATGCGACCGCCAGACCCGGTTGTGGCTCAGGCCCCGAAGGGCCGTTCCGCCGATCATCGCCTGCGCAGGCGCGCTCGGGTCTACCACAGTCACAAATCGTCATCCTCAAGCGCATACTGTGAAAACCGCTCAAGCGACGAAAGCCACAAGTTGCCGTTCGCGGAAACGATGTCCCTCGGGTCGCACCTCGTAAACGGTTGCAAAAACGCAATGTGACCAGTGATAGGCTCTGTCAGCCGATACCAGCCACGTCGAATATTAAACGACATCGACCCCGGTAAGGTGTCGACAATGGCACCGCTGGACGTGATGTCGCGAAACTGCACATCAAGCCCGGTGCGCGTCTCATTTGTGGTGAATGGCACATAAGGATTACTCTTGCCAATCATATCCACGATGACTTCTCGGGAGTTATACTCTGTCGCCAGTTCGGGATGCGTTACACTGACAAAATAATCAGGACCAGCACTCAACCCAGAAGCCGAAAATCCTGCCGCGTTGCCGTTCCTGTTGATTTGGCGGTTAGCGACAGACCACGCGGACCCATCCCATGAAACATCCAACTCAAGAAGGTCATATACTGCGATGCGATGCTCGGTGGCACTGACACGCCTAACACCGAGCAAAACCACCTCATCCTTTGCAGTATATTCATATGTTGCCATCATCTGGCCGCTCAGGCCGCAATCCAAATGGTTGATCACAAACTCATGATTAACGCTGTCCCAAGACACAGTCGTATGGCTGGCGTGAAACGCCGAAACCGCGATGATACTCGGCGTTTTCGTCGCCGCAAACCGACCGGTCAAGGGCGCGGCCATGTGCAAGCGGATATCGCTGTCGTTTACCGATGGACCCACCTGCAGTCCGACCCGCGCAAAGGACTCATCAACCGTTACATGCGCAGCGACGCGCTTATGGGTTTGCGACTTGCGCGGGATCGTTACCGCATATTGTTCAGTTTCGTTTGTATCAGGATCATCAAAACCGCGCGGCGCATGATTACTGTCATCGAGTAACAGCCAGTATTGCACCCCGCTTGTCGTACCCGTTGCGCCGCTGGTCCCGCCTGTGATTGTTTCGGTGTCGGACACCCCGGCATATGGGTGGGTAAAGAAGCCCGAAGCGCCAGAAAGCGTAAGCGTGGACCCGTTCACGGCATCCACCATTGCCGTCTCGCCAGAGGTACCCCCCGTGACTGTCTCACCCACTTGAAACGCGCCCACGACACCGGAAAGCGCCATATTGATCGTGCCGCGCGACACGGGAATGCAACCATGGTTCGCCGTGTACGCCCTGTACAGCTTAATCGTGCCAATCGTCAAATCATGGTCTGTCGCAGCCGGGTCAGCAAAGCGATACACCCTGCCAGTGGCAGACTCCTCTATAAACGCACCTTCCGGCCATTGCTCAGTCAATGTCGTAATGTTTTTGATTCTGGGGTGAGTAACAACCGTGTAGCCCCAACTGCCTGCGTCGTTGTCTTCATCTCCTGACCCTGCTTCGGTGATCTGCACAACGGCAGCATAGGGCCTTATGCTGAGACCGACCCCAGCCGCGAAAAACCTTGTTTCCGCCTTTAGGTCTGTAAGGCTTTCATACCCCTCCACAACAACACCCCAGTCGCGGATTTGCGACTTTGCCGGGTTGTGTGCATCGCCTGTTCCATAACGCCAAATCTGGCTAGCCCCACCATGCGGATAGGTCATTGTCTTACCTCTCGATTTTCAGATGATCACGCGATGGTGGCTTCGACAGGCCCGGCATCGCTGGTTGAATTGATGTTCGACACGTTCACAGACCGGGCAGTCCAATCGAAAGTGCCCGCGCCGCTGTTGTCGACAAACGCGATTTCCGATCCCGGCCCGGCGTAATCCACGCCCACCAGAACCGCATCGCGGTAGATTTCCGTTTTCCACAGGCTGTTGCTGGTCGACGCTGTCATTTCGACCAACGCCGTGCTGCCGCCCGCATCAGAGACTGCCAGATTGGTCGGCGCTGCTGGTGGATCGGTGACCGCCGCTGCAACCACACTCGTAATGGTCACCGCATCGCCCACCACGCCGCCCGGCGTGACGAAAGCCAGCGACAAGTTATATCCCTGACCGTCAATCAGGCCGGGAATGGTGATCGAAGTCGCATCGGTGCCCACAGACACGTCCTGCCAGTTGCCTTCGCCGGTTTTGGTGACCTTCAGCAGCGGTGACAGCGCATCACTGGGCGGCGCTTGCCAGCCCACGGCAATCCCCGCGACAAAGGTGTTTGTGGCTGTCTGGATGCCCGCCGCAGCCGCCGTGACATTCTGCGGCAGCGGCACTCCTGCGGGCGTGTCCGGTTCGGGCAGCTGCTGCACAGAACCCTGTTCGCCAAGCGCCAAGGTGAAGGCTGCGGAATCGACCTGGCGAAGCGTCAGGCCGACCGCCTTCAGCAGCCCCTTTTCGAAACTCAGTGCATGCCGCGCGACCTCATAGTTCCCGACCAATGCCAGCTGCGGCACGTTCAGCGCGATGGTGTCTTCATAGATCGCTGGCAGCGCCTTGGGCTTGCACAGCAGCGTGACTTCCTGTTTCGGGTTGTCGCGCTCCAAGTGGATTTTCATGACCTGCCGCGCCTGCCGGTGCGACGGGCACATCAGCAGGCTTTTGTCGGGACCGGTCAGAACCTCGCCATCTTCAGCAACGCGGGCAGCGTCCTGCCATGGTTCGGCATCGACTTCGATATGACCCAGATCATGGCTGTTGAAACGCGCGGGCAGTTCATTGTAGCGGTCCAGCAGGTCCGGCCCGCTGTTGACTTCCTGCACCTCCAGAATGTCGCCATAGGTCAGGGTGAATTCCGGGTCAGCCCACGCGCCGACCTTCAGTCCCACCTTGCCGGACGGCTTCAACCGAATACGACCCGCACAAGCCTGTAGCATGCGCCCCAAAACGCTCTGCGGCTTTTCGTTCAGCAGATACGACCCGCTGATGCGGTACAGCTTTTCGGTTCCGCCCGCAGCCAAGGCCACATCGCGGTCACAGATGTCTGCCTGATAGGCAATGTCCTGACTGTCGAAGGCATTGGGCCGATTAAACCCGTCCGGCGACGCCACATAGTCCCGAATGGCAAGCGCCATGTTCTCGGTGAACTCCGTCACCCCAGTGCGCGGATCAAGGCATTTCGTGGTTTCCGCCAGAACAGCCAACTCCGGTTCGTTCTTCGGATACATATCACGGTAGTGTTCAGGCGACACGCTTTCGCAGATGATGAGGCTGGACGCCAAACCGTCAAGGCGATGCTCCGGCGTCCAACCAGACCACACTTCGGATATCTGCGCATAGTGTGTCTCTGGAACAAGCCCAAGTCGGCTGAACACCCTGACACGAGGGCGCTTAAGATTATATTGATCATCAAGAACATCGCCAGCGCTAAAGTTTTCCCCATTTCTCTCATTCATAAAATCGAGTAGACGAGAAAATTTATCCGGCAAATTGGTGAGCCACTCCGGCAAATCATTCTCGACAACCGTGAAATCTTCTTCAGCGACCGCAACGGATTCATTGTTCAAGAAGTACCGAACAATCCTCGACAACTCTCCATGACCATGCACAACGACACGATAAGAAAAACCGTCCTTCGCCCGGTGAAACACAACATTTCCACCAACCTTCACAAGACCATAGTGACGAATGCGCGCGCCAGCCGTGGTCTTACTATTCGTCTGGACATTGTCTGGTGTCGCCGCCGCAGGAATACTGGGCGCGGCCAACTGAGACAAAAGCAGCGCCCCCCCGATGTTAACGGCGATACCAGCCAGCGTCAGAGTGCCCGCCGCTGAAAACAGCGCAACAGTGCCACCGGTGGCAAATATACCCGGCAGGACAAATGCTAGAGCCTGCGGCATGACCACCCCCGAAGAACCTTGAAGTCATCCGCGACCCGCAGGCCGCTTTCCATTTTGACCACCGCGCGACCATCCAAGATCAGGCCGCACAGCTGCCGCTTGTCCAGCGTCAGGATTGCAACCCCGTCACCATCCAGATCGCACATGCCGCGCCACGCCATGCGGGGCGCTATCAGCGGAACAAGTCCACCCGCCGCCATGATGATCCGGCGACACTCGAACCGGCTGGCATAGGTGCCGCGCAGGTCTTCCGCCGGATCGAACCCGGTTTCATGCGCCACAGCAGATGCGCACCAAAGCGCACAATCGTTCCGGCCCCACTCGAACGGTTCAGAGCGGGTCTTTTCGATGAAATCGGCCAGCATGTTACCAATCCGTCCAAGTGATCAGCTTGCCCGCTTCGGTGACAAATTGCAGACCTTCATCAGTCGGATGGCGGCGCTTCTGGTCGAAATAGGTTTGCATGCCGTAGACCGGGACACCCTTGCGGGCCATGAAGCTTTCCGTAGTCAGACTGACGATGGCACCGCCGCGCGGAAAAGAAACGGTCATGCGGTCCATGATGCCAATGTCGAAGGCAAAAGGATGCCCCACGGGCTGATTGCTGTCAGGGTCGAACAGCTGGCCATACAGGCCGGAATCGCGACCCCGGTATTCCGCGACATCGCCAACCATTTCGACCAGATCAGCGGCCCAGTTTTCCGCATCGATCCATTCGTTCGGCATGCCAAGTCGATATTCATGGAACGGGGCAAGCTGGTTGTCACCGCCGTTCACTTCCGGCAGGCCAACCAGCAATTCGCCGCCAGCACCCCAAGTGTGCCCCCATTTCAGATCGGTGAACGGAATGTTCCGGTTACTCAGCCAGACTGGGTCTGTTGCGAAGTCCAGATGCAGCATGACAGCCATCTGCACCGCGCCACGCCCCAACAGGTCCATTACCTGATTGCGGTATTCTTCCGGCTGCGCCTGCAGAAATTCGATCATCGGTCGAACGCCTCAATCACGTTGACAGTCATCGGCTGACCGTTGCGGAAATACTCGCAGAAGGGACGCCAGTCCGCTTTGTCCTGCAGTCGCACCTGAACCTTGGGATAGGTGACATTGACCTGCGCCCCTGCCGTCGCTGCCTGTCGCAGCGGCGGGTTGAAGGTGACCGCACCATCGGTGTTTGCCTCAACCCGATACAGGAAATCATTGATCGAAAAAAACGCGCCAACAGCGATGTTTCTGCCCAGATAGCCGTCCATCTGAATGGTTGATGCGCCTGCAGCCACATCCGCCACGACAGTCGGTTCATCGTGGTCCGGCAAGGCGAAGCCCGCGCCATCGTCAAAGGACGCACCATCATCGAACAGGATGTGCCCGCGCGCGATGTCATCGGCAGGCACACCAACCGATTCATAGAACGCGGCTTCATCGCCCAGATAACGCGCAGTGCGGTAGTTGCAGAGCGTGATGCGCAGGATGTTCGCGCGACCGCGCAGCCGGTCACCGATCACCACAGCTTGACTAAGTGCTGCCGGGCGCATGCGCACGAAATCCAGCCGACCAATCCAGCGGCGGTTTTCGGTGAACAGCACCTGTTCCCGCCCATCCAGACCGGGTCCGGGTGACACGTCATCCAGATCCAGCCAGAAATTTTCATGGGCGCGGCGCAGCAAGTGCGCGTCGATGTCAATCACTGTGGCCATGGGTCACCTGCGCTGCATTTGTGAAACTTGGCGGTTGTTTTCCGAAATCATCTGGCCGGACACATTCACCGCCACATCGCCACTGATCTGCTGAACCCGCGTGTCGAATTCGCCGCTTGGATGGACAAAGACATCGACCTGCGAGCGGCCACCACCCTGACCAAGCTTGTGGTTCGGAATGACCTTGGACCCGCGCGGCAGATGCACCAACTCCGGCCCCTCTTCCCCAACCTTCGCAAGACCGCCGGGCGCGCTGTCCGTTCCGCGCGCGAAACCCGGAATACCGATTGCACCCAACAAACCACCAACAAGCCCGCTACCACCGCCAAAACCAAACAGGCCCGCTAACGGACCACTGCCGAAGATCAGCGCTTCATAGGCGGCGCGCTCCAACGCCTTCGCAACACCTTCCAGACCACCTGACAGATCGCCGGTTGCAGTTGCCGCATCAAGAATAGATGACTTTAGATCCTGCCCAAGCTGCCCAAATAGATTCTGCTCTTCATTGGCGCGTTCAAGGCTCTCTGTCAGATTACCGATAGATTGCGCGCGCAACTCAATGTCTTCACGAAGCGTCCGCCCCGTTTCCTCTGAAACCTTATCAAGGTCCAAACCGCGCTTTTTGGCTTCTTCCAGAAGCTTGTATTTAGCCGTTAGAGCAACAATTTCCCGGCGTGATTTTCCAACCATTTCGATCTGCTGTTCCAAAGACGCCATCTCGCGCCCAGAACTAGAAAACAGATCAATCTCTGCAGGTGTTCGCCCCCCGCCCGAACTGCGCGCCGGGCGACTAGCTTCATTCAGTCTGGCGATTTCTTCCGCATCGCGAATTCGGGCCGCTCTTTGGGCGTCATACGCCGCACGCTCGGCATCACTACCAAAGCCACCAGACCTGATTGCCTCTGTTTCTCGGTCAAACTCAGCACCAGCCAAAGCCCCAGCGCGACCCACCGGATCATCCCGATATTCGTATCGAATGCGGGCCGTCTCCAAGTCGGATATACCCTGATTGCGCAAATCGACCATCGCATCGACCGCGCGGTCGATTTCATCCGCCATGCGCGATGCCGACGCCGCAGCGCCATCAAAACTTATTTGCCCGGCAGATGACGCCAACCTCTGAGTCTGCGCATCGGTCCGGCGGGTAAGATGCTCAACCTCTGCCAACTTATCACCCAATTCACCCCAATCGCTTCCAGCACCCCGCAGCGCCGCGCGCATGTTCGCTATTGCGTCGGAAATTGGACCCATGTCGCCAGATTCGACCGCGTCCTGCAGAGCGTCACGCGCATCGCGGATGCTGTTCAGCGCAGATGGATCGACAGAAAAGTCTTCCGAAATCCCCTCCATGCGCTCCATGGCTTCCAGATCGGCGCGCATTTCTGCCAGAATTCGGGCGTTCTCAGGTGGGACATAAGTCGCCATCGCCTGCTGATCTTCCATTGCCGCGATTTCTCGGCTCAGATCGGCCATGGATGCCTGCCGATCTTCCAGCGCCTGAAGCAGCTGTTCGACCTGCGTGTTCTCAGTGAAGAACTGGTCAACAGCCGCATTCGTGGCGACCAGTGCTTTTTCCAGTTCTAGCCGTGCAAGCGTTTCGATCAGGTTTTGGATTTCCGCGTTCACTTCGCCATAAGCTTCGCGCAGCGAGTCCAGATCACCAGCCGCCGCCCTACTGACCGCCGAATTCGCCCGGTTGATGGCTGCTTCAGCCTTGTCCCAAGCATCCGCGAAATCCTTGATCTTTTCGGCGCTATCTTCGGTATTGTCACCAGCAGACATAAGGAAGGCTGCAACCGGGAACCCAATGGCGGCGATGGTTGCAAGAAGCGGGGCCACAATCCCCAAAGTGCCACCCAACATGCCAAACCCAGCAAGTGTCTGCGGCAGCTGCTGTCCGGCAATGCGCATGACATTGGTGCCCATTTCCCACTGAACAAACATGTCCGAAACTTGGTTTGTGGTGTTCATCAGAACCGCACGGCCCTGACGGGACACATTGAAATAACCAGCCGACCGCGCTGACGCAGCCGTGACCGCCGAAGCAACACCCAGATGCGCAACCTTGGCTTGCGCCAGCACCGCGTTCGCCTCTTTCTGGCTGACCGCCCCCATGCGCACCGCAGCTTCCACCTGCCGAACCGCCGCTTCATAGCGGCGCTGCGCCGCATAGGCCGGATCGACCGACGCCTTCAGCTGCTGGAATGCGCGGGTTTCCTTCTGGATGGCCCGCTCGAACACTTGCGCCGATGCAGCCGCCGATTTCGTCAGCGCCTGACCGGAACGCCCGTTCGCCTCATTGAACTTGCGTTCGATGTTCTGGGCGCGCTTCACCGCTGCAGCTTCGGCCTTGGCCAGCTGCTTTTCGAACTTCGAAAGCGGTATCTGAAGCGGGACGGAAAGGCCCGGCGTGTCACTCATGGTCAAAAACCCTCGATGCCCAGTTCGCGCAGGTCTTCATCCTTGAAGTCATCCGCGTCGACGCGATCCTTTTTCGACCCATGCGCCGCATTCCATCCGTCGCGGCATGCCATGAATTCCCAAAGGCTCATTTTGTTGATGTCTGACGGGGTGAAACCCATCACTGCCCCGGCTCCGTAGAGCTTGGAGAACTGCCAGAGTCCGCTTCCGGCTTCACCCCCGCTTCCTCCCCCACCGGGTCATCAGCCTCACCGATCAGCGCCGCCGCCAGAACCTGATAGGCAGGCAGCTTCAGCGCGAACGCAGGGTGTTGATCGAACGCCCGGCGCACCATCGGCCCAGCCTCTTTGGCATCCATGCCCGCGCCGATCAGGCCAAGGCGAAGAGTTTCAAAGATGTCATCCACCATCCAAGACCCGACCTTCAGCCGCGTCAGGATCAATTCTGGCCCGGCATCGCAGTTCTTCTGCAACGCCCGCAGTTCACCGATGTTCAGGGCGAAGTCATGCTCGCCCTGAACCCAGTTGATGGTGATACTGTTGTGCATCAGGCTTTGACCATCCGCGTCGGTGTGCCGTCGAATTCCAGTTCGATGGATGCGGTCACGCGGCCCCGGCCATCAGAGCGTTCATTCGACAGGTCAGAAATGATCATGCGACCGACTTCATATTCGGTGTCGCCAACCGCAGCCTTCAGGTTGCCCAAACGGGCCGGGATGGACGCGCCCGAATAGAACCAATCCAGCAGCTTGCTGTTGGAACTTTGCGCCCAGACACCCGTGCCGGAAGCCGTGACTTCCAACGACCGGACATCGCGTTCGACATCGTTTGGCAGGCTTTCGTCATCGCAGTCGGGCACTTCGGTGGTGTCGACGTTCGCGGTGCGCTTGATGGTAACGCCCTTCATACCACAGATCCGCGCATAGACGGGTGTGGCGGTGTCATCGAAGTCCACTTCGAGGACCATTTCTTCATATTTTTCAGTGACAGCTTTCGCCATGTCATCACCTCATAAAAAAGCCGCCTCAAAGGGCGGCGATGGTTGCAGGTTTTGGGCCGATCAGCTGATCAATTCACGCCCGCTTCTTGGCCCTTCTTGGCCGTTTTCGCCTTGCGCGGCGAAACCCGCGTGGCGACACCAGCCGCCACGCCCGCCGCAATGACTTCTTCGGGCAGGGCCTGCGGCTCTTCCGATGCCTTGATCCCCCAGCCCACATTCCGCTTGCGGCTCGAATAGTTGAAGTCCTGATGAAAGACGGCTTTGGCCATGTCATTCCCTTTCCTCAATGTGCGCGGTGAACTGCATGACGCCATGGGTGATGGCTTCATCCGGGTCCGGCAAAATGCGCTGCAGCACCAGATCAGTGGTCAGATGCCCATGCGTGGGCAGATCCAGTTCCACGTCCTTCAAAGCATCGCGCACCGCCCGGCAAATCTGCTTGCAATGCAGCCGCCCCACCTTGCGCGACCAGATGTCCAACTGAACGGTGATTTCATCCAAGGCGATGCAGTCATAGTCATCCGGCACGGTCGATTCCGGGCCGAATGAAACATAGCCATCCGCTGCCCCATAGGGCGCGCCCGCAGTCTTCTGCGCATCACTCAGCCGGGTATCGTCATAGACATCATGCACCAGCGCCATGACGCCAGCCGAAGCCTTCAGCGCATCATAGATCGCTTTCTGCAGTTCGATTTCCGGTTCAGCCATGTCAGAGCGACCTTATTGCCTTGTTGATGGCGCGGGTGATCCGCGACTTGATACGCGACCGCATTGCCCGATAGGCGGGCCAGAAGAACGGATGCGCCGGGGCTTTGGATGTGCCGAATTCGACCCACCGCGCATAAAAGGCCAGTTCGCTACCGGCATAGACCACAATCCGCATGGACGGATCTTCTGCAGGCGCGATGTCATCCAGCGCTATCGATCCTTTTGGCGGCTCACCCCATGTCCAGCCAATGCTGGCCAGCAGAAAGCCGTCTTCGACCGGCGCAAGCGAACGGATCATGTCGACCAGTTCCTGCGCCCCCTTTTCCAGCGCATCACGCGCAGCGGTCCGCACAGCGTCAGGCACGGTCTGATACATGAAGCGACTGAATTCCGCCACGCCATCAACCATCGCCGCGCCCACGCTCGACAAGCATTTCCAAGAACTGCCGATCATCCGTTAGGCGCGGCGGTTCCTTGATGTTCCAGGCCACACCACCAGTGACAGCAATCCAGTCAGCATTCACTGACCCTGCCGCCGCTATCGCGCGAACCGTCAGGATGGCCGGTTGCCGGGCTGACAGCCGCGCTTCCACGACACCTTCACCGCCCTTCATGGGCTTCACCCGCGCCCATTCCCGGAACACTTCGGCAAAGCCGCCATCAACCTTGTTGCCGTGCCCGTCATCTACCTCGCCACGGCGCTGAAAGCTGACAACGCGGTCCAGATCGGTAACGCGCATTCCACGCTTCATGCCGCAAACCTCCGATAGCGCATCGTCAGACGGTCAACACAGCGGGCAACCTCTTCGCTAACACCATCCGTCGCATCTGCGCCACGGTTGTGAAAGTAAAAGCTGACCATCTGCTTTGCCGCCTCGACAATGTCATCTGGCACCGATGCGACATCGGAAAAACCCGCCGTGAAGCGCAGATCGACCGCATCCGGCCTGTCGATCAGGTTTGGCCACGACTTTCCAGGCAACAGCGTCACGACCGCATCACGCCCGCGCCGGTTCAGCAGATAATCGGTAGCAGGCACAACACCGGGCGTTCCATCCGGCGCGATGTAGCGGATTTCTGTCACTGCAGTGACCCGCGCGAACGGCAAGCGCAGAACCGATGGCACAAAGCCTGCGGCCTTCGATGACCATTGCTGCGCGACCAGCGGAAAACCCAAGCCACCAAAGCCATCCGCATCGACATCCAGATGAATGGACGCCGCCGAAATCGCCGCCTGAACTTCGGCGTCGGTTTCATCGCTCAGAATGCGCAGATGCGCCTTGGCGGCAGCAAGGTCGACCAGATCGACACCGCCACCAGAAATCCGCTCCAACCACATGGGCCAGCCCTCAGTTCAGGTTCAGTTCAGGTTCGGACCCGTCGCCCGCGCCTTCGATCTGATCCGGCAGCATGTCGATCAGCTTTTGCAGTTCGGCCTTGACCGGCTCCATGGTTTCATCATCGCCATCCAGAATGTCGGACGCGAATTCGATCACGGTTTCGGCCTGCGCCTTTGCCGCCGCCATTTCCAGCAACAGCGCATCGCGCTGCGACTGCGATTCCGCCAACGACAGGCGCGCCGCGTCACGTTCGGTCACAGCTTCGCGCAAGGCGTCTTCACGGGCCTTCAGCACAGCACCGACCTGCGGGTCATCTTCGGTCGGCTCACAATAGCCAGCCGCCTTCCACGCCTCATAGACGTGCGGCGCAAGCCATGTGGTGTCATGGGGTTTCAGGCTATAGCGCCCGCCCTCGACAGCCGTCTTCATCTTGACGAACACGCCTTCCGCACAGATCCCGGCTTTGGCCAGCCCGTCGAATTCCTTCTGCTCCAATTCCAGACGCTGGCCTGCGGTGAACGTCACCGCGTCATCGCCTTCGCCCTCGACATGATCGCGCAGCGCAAAAGCCACGGTGATCTTGCCCGCATCCTCTGCGGATGCCGCCTTTTTCTTTGCCGCCATGATCAGCGCCCTTTCTGTCAAATGATGACCGCCGCCCGATCACGCGGGCGGCGGTTTTTCAGATTTGCGCCGATCAGGTTGCGGCGTGGCGCATCTTCTTGATGGCCACGTTGTTGGCAGCGATGGTCTTGCCATCGGTGCGCAGCATCGCAAGGAAGCCGACCTGACCCTTTTTGGTGTAGGTCGAGTCCGTGAACCGGAACAGCGTGATGTCCATCACGTCGCGGATCAGGTATTTCGACATATCACCGAACAGAACCGAGTCTGCGCCAGCCGCCGGAACAGCCATGTCCTGATTGGGCGTGTAGCTGTAACCCAGGATTTCCGCAGGGGCCTGACCGCTGACACCCGGCATCCAGATCGGACGGCCTTCGCCATCCTTCATCTTCTTGGCCACTTTCAGCGCGGTGTCGTGCATCATCCAGCTGGCATCGCGGCGATAGACCGGATCGACGGAATGTTCCAGTTCGATGAAGTCATCGCTGGTGAAGCTGTCAACCAAACCTGCGGCGGTGGTGTGGCCCAGACCAGCACCATTCACGATGCCAGTCGGCTTGCCAGACCCGTCGCCCACGGTGTAGGCCGCATTGGTCAGGCGCGCCAGACGCGAAGCCAGAAGGCCATTCAGCATGCCTTCCATGTTGCCGATGCCAGCATCCTGCAGCAACGCAAACGGAATGGCCACAACCTTCGAACTGGCCAAATGCGCGCCGATGGACGTGGTGCCGAAGGTAATGTCGCCATCCGTTGCGGAAGCGTTTTCGGCAAGCCATTCACCGGTCACGGCGGTTTCATCGACGGTCGGCCACTGGATTGTTTCGCCGCTCTGCGTCGACTGAACCTGCGCAACCGCGCGAACACCACCGTAGTCGGCCATCGCTTCCAACAGCACACCGCTGAAGGTGGTCGGCACCAGATAGCCGCCTTCGCTGTCAACGCCGGTCGACTGCGCGTTCTGCACCTGACGGCTGTATTCGGTCAGCACGTTTTCCGGCAGACGATTGACCGCAGCTTCGCCGCCGCGAACATAGGCATCGAACACCAACGACCGCACTTCATCGCCGGGGCGCTCCTGACGCTGGCGACCGCCGTTCTGCGGCGCAGGGGTGTCCGGGTCATCGGCTTCCGACTGCAGACGGGCCTCCAAATCCAGCTGCTGCTGTTCGCGCTTGATCTTGCCGTCGATCTTGTCGATTTCGGCATAGATTTCATCAACGCGATCCGCATCGTATTCGCCGGTGTTCTTGTCCAGAATGTTGCGCGCCTCTTTCGCCAGCGCGTCACGCTGCTCACGCAGCTGCTTGATGGTCTTAGGCATCCCCAATCCTCCATAAAAAAACCCGGCCAAGCCGGGTCGGTTTCAGTCTATGCGGACGCACCGCAACTAGGGCGCAACCCGTTCGAAGTATTCCAGCTTGCGCATCTGGGCAGCGCGATGCGCCGCCGCAGTCTTTTCCCCTGTCGGCGCTTTGAGCGCGTCCGGGGTGTTCTCGAAAATGGCCAGATCGAAGCGGTTTTCCGCGCCGCCATCCTTATCATAGACGCGGTCAACCAAGCCCATGGCCAGCGCCTCTTCGGCTTCCAGCCACGTTTCATCATCCATCAACTGACGGAATTCTTCGGCCTCTTTACCGGATTTCGACGCATAGTCGGCCCGGATCGATCCGTCGATTTTTTCCAACATGCCCGCCGATTGGGTGTGATCGCGGGTGTCGCCAAGCGTGATCATCCACGCATTGTGGATCATCACGAATGCACCCTTGGCAATCTCGATTTCATCACCGGCCAGCATCAAATAGGACGCAGCCGACGCAGCCAGCCCGTCGACATGGGCAATCACCCGCGCCGAATGCTGTTCCAATGCGGTTTTCATGGCACGGGCCATGAACACGTCGCCACCGGGGCTGTCGATGCGCAGATGAATGGTTTCCGCGTCGATCTGCTTGACCTCGCGGACAAGCTCTTCGGCAGTGATGCCCCAATAGCCGATCTGGTCATAGACCAGCACTTCGACTTCACCTTCGCCTTCCATGGCGCGCACCTGAAGGGCAGCAGGCATGCCATCCTTCGGGCGCAACGCGCGGGCCAGAATCTCTTTGAACTTCATTGCGCTTCCTCTCGCGTTGTCTGGAAATATGGCGCGGGCGGTCGCGCGCCGCCGTCATCCGCCGGATCGGTGGTATCCTTTGCGCCCTTGTCAACTGGCCGGAACAGCTTGTCCGCCTCTTCATCATCCAGCTTGGGCAGACCTTCCAGTTCACGGGTTTCATTGACGGTCATCCAGCCGGGATGCTGGGTGCCGCCAACGGCAATCTTGTGCGCATCATACCGCGCCGCCAGATCCGCGCGCAGTAGCGTGTCCAGATTGAACTTGATGGCCACACCCTGCAGGCGCTCCTCGCGTGTCAGCAGTTTCCGGCCCAATTCAGCCTCAAACCGCTTCACATGCTTGCGCAAACCCAGAATGTAAAACTGCGTGGTCTGGGCGTTGATTCCCGTGCCCCAGCTGGTCGATTTTTCGGTTTCACCGATCAGATGCGGCGGCACCCCATAGGCCCGCGCCACATCCAGCACCTGAAACGACCGCGACTGGAAAAGCTGCGCGGTTTCCGGGTCAGTCATGAGCGATGTGAACTTGCCGCCTTCCGCCAAGACTGCCGGAATATGGGCATTCTGAATGCCGCCGAACTTGCGCTGCCAATAGTTCCTGACTTCATCGGCCACATGTTCGCTGACCTTACCATCATAGCTGATGTAGCCCGGCGGATTGATGCCCTGCTTGTAGAACTTGCTGGCATATTCGTCAGCTTCCAGACCGATGCCGATGGATCGCCCGAAACACTTCAGCGGTGACAGCGCTTCCAGCCCCTTCATCGTGGCCGATGCCCGGAAGTGCAGAATGTCATCCTGATCGCGGCCATAGGTCTGACCGTCTTCAGTAATCCGATATGCCGCCCGGCCATTGCGCATGAACGGCTTGACAGTGGCGTCAAGTAGCGGGCGAAGCCCCGTCGCCTCACCACGCCCATTGCGCTGGATTTCGGCATAGGCGTTGCCTTCCAGAAACGCCAAGGCGAACAGACCTTCGAAGAACACTTCAGCCGAAAACAGCGGATGCGGATCAACATGCACCAGATAGTGGGCAGAATGATCGGCCAGCACTTCGCTGCCCTTTTGCGCATCCTTCCGCGTCACCCGAACCGGCAACGTTCCAATGGTTCCGGCCAGCAGTGACACGCAGCCGAAAACTGCGGTCAGCTTCATGGCCGATTCCCGCGTCACCACGTCATGACCCAGAAAACCGAAGAACTCTTGCCATTCTTCGACACTGGCCGATGACTGCAGATTGACCGGCCTGCTGTCCTGCACCACGGGCACAGAAACGACCGGCTCGACGCGCGGCGCTTCCGCGACGTTGGCCCGTGATCCGAATATCCGTTCAAACATCAACAAATCCTTGCGTCACGACGCCCTTGCTTTCGTCTTCCTCGACAACCTGACACAGCGGCCACAAGCCGTTGATCAGCGCATCGATTCCGTCAATCTTGTCTTCCGGTGCCAGTTTGGTCGGGAAAATGTAGTCCCCGCCTGGCACCTGCTTCAGCAGCGTATTGCCTGCCATCCATGTCAGAACCGCGTTGCCGTCATGCAGCATCCGATGATCATCAACAGCGGCAATCAGCTTGTTGAACGGCTCATTCGTGTTTGCAGCCCGCTTGCGCAGTTCCACAGCTTGAATGCCTGCCGCATCCCAAGTTGCGGCCATTTGCTGCGCGAACTGTGCATCATAGATGACCATTTCCACATCCAAGACTGGCAGATCGCCCCAGCCCCATTCGTTTCGCGGATCATGGTCAGCGCCATGACCACACAGCTGCATGACCAACGCTTCAACCAATCGCAGATCCAGTTCTGCGCCCGGCGTTGTCGTGATCAGACCCTTATTGGCCCACCCCCAAAGATGTTCATTGCCCGGCGCATCAACGACCTTCTGCGGCAGACAGTGCCAACTGAATGCCGTCATCGGACCTTTGGCCGGATCGCGTTCATCCGGGAACACAACCACGACGCTTGACGGGTCATGACGTGTCGCAAGGTCGACCCCGATAAAGCACCGACGCCCGGCAAAGTCTTGGATCTTCAGCGACGTATCTTCGCCCGCGCGCCAGCCCTCCATGTCGATGGCGGACGCCCCGACACTGGTCCAAATGTCCAAGTGCTTGCGCAGGAACTCACCCATTGCCGCCGGGCTGGCCGCTGCTTTCTTCCATTCGTCCTGCATGTATTGCAGCGACTTGGCTGCATGCAGCGACGGATTGGCCTTTTCCCATGCGACCGGATCGCCCGGATCATCACCTTCATCCGCTTCGAAGATCAGCCCGAAATAGCTGTCATCCTCGAATGTGCCGTCCAAAATGCGCTGCAGATATTTCCGCTGTTCATAGCAGATCCCCGCAGTGTTGTAGCCCGCCGTGGTGATCGCAATCAGCAAAGGCTGTTCGCGGGCACCCAAAGCGCTGGCCATCGAATCCCACACGTCGCGCTTTTCGTGTTCATGCAATTCATCGACAATCGCACAGTGCGGGTTTTTGCCATCCTTCGACTTGGTTTGGCTGGCAATCGGCTGGAACACCGCCGCCGGGTCCGCCGTCTTGATCTTGTGTTCTTCGACATGCAGGCCAAGCAATTCATCCAGCCCCATGCCTTCGGCCCGGCCTGTCATTGCCATGACACGCGCTGCATCGAACACGATGCGCGCCTGATGGGTTGACGCAGCCGCCGAATAGACCTTCGCGCCCGGCTCACCATCCGGCCCCAGAAAGTAAAGACCGACGCCCGCCAGAAGCGTCGATTTTCCATTCTTGCGCGGAACCTCGACATAAGCCGTGCGAAACCGGCGAATGCCGGTGACCATGTGACGCCAACCACCGATCTGGCTGATCAGGAACGCCTGCCACCCCAGAAGGGTGATTGTCTCATTCCGCGCCGCCCAAGCCCCTTCGATATGGGGCAAGGCTTCCATGAAAGCGCACATATGTTCCGACGCTTCCATGTCGAAGACATATGGGAACTGGTCAGTCCCGGCGCGCTTCAGATCGGCCCGGAACCGTTTGCAGGCTTGCTTGATCCGCTTACAGCTGGGCAGCTTATTCGACAGAATGTCATCGACCCAATCCAGCGCCCGCAGCGTGATCGGTGTTTCGACAGATGCGTCCAGCATGAATCAGGCGCGACCCTTCTTTGCCATCGGCTTGAACGGCATCACCTTGGCACTGCCACCACCTTCCGGCGGCTGTTCGTCCAGTAGATCCATGAAAGATGTCTGGGCAGACATGCCATTCTTGGCCCGCGCGTATGGTGTGGCCAGCAGTTCACGTTCCAGAGTCAACAGCTTGTTTTCGTGAAAGGCCCGGCTTTGCTCTTTCCCCGAAAGGTAGTTGCTGGCCGTGGCCTCGAATTCTTCGGCAGAGATTTCAGCCGACAGCCGATCATAGGCCGCGCGGTGCGCTGCGTAGCGAACCACGATGCCAAAGACCGCTTCATCCAGAACCCGATCACGACGCAGAACAGCCAGCAGGCTTTCGCCGTGCTTTCGCTCTTCTGCTTCGAAGTGTTCAGGCCATCCACCCAGAAGGGTGACCAGCCGTTCCATGCCTGATGCTGGTGCGGTCATGAGACCCCCCCCTTAAACTTTCGCGCGCAAAAATCTGATTACCGCCGCCGGTCCCCTGCGCTCAGGCTGTGGACTTTTCACCCCCCCTACCTGCGCGCCGTTCGACCCGCTGTTTCTTGATGTCGTGGCAGGACTTGCACAGCGACTGAAGTTCCCCAAACCAGAACAGGGCGTAGTCTTCCCGATGTGGAATCACATGGTCAGCAACTGTCGCCCGCTGCTTTGAATGATCTGGGCAGAGCCTGCACAGCGGTTCATTCGCCAACTGCTGTTCACGCCGCCCACCTTTGCCGCTCCAAGCTTTGCGCTTATACCATTTGCGGCTTGGCTTATCGGCCCGCTTTGCATCCGCAGTCCGATCCCGGTCCCGTTTGTCCGCCACCGCATGGGCTTCGCAATATGCCGACCCAAGATCGACCAGCCGGGAACAGCCCGGATTTGCGCAGGGTTTCTTCGGCACCGCGTCCCTTTCGATGTTCGGAAGTCACCAATGCAAAAGCGCCCGCCGGTTTCCCGTGGGCGCTCTTGTAGATGATGCATATTTCATAAGCGGCTGATGGATTAACCGTCAACAACTATTTTATAAACCATTGATCCGATTACGTTATCCGCGCCTCGACTGATTCCCTAAAAGATCGGAAGGCAACCTGTTCCGAAATGCGCGACCGACGCACTACCACGACGCACCGGACCCATCATGCGATCCAAGACCTCAGCCAATCCACGATTGAGCGCCTTGACCAGATCAGCATTCACAGCCCAACCATGCTTGCGCAGAACATCGGTGATGGTGCCATCTTCCAGACAGACGATGTCGACCAGTCGCCGATCCATGATGGTGACGCGCGACCCGCGATCCGATGGTCGGATGCGCCGTACCACCATAGCCGACCCGCTGCCGATGCGCTTGCGCAGCACAGTGATGCGTTCCCGGTCACGCAACACCGCATCCATGAAGTCACTGCCACTGCCTGCACTGCGCTGCGACAGGCTTTCCAACGATGAACACTTCACCCCCGCGCTTTCATGTTTCTCGACCAGATCCCGATAGAACCGACCCATGGCCACCTGCGCTGGACTGAAGGGCGACTGTTTCTTATGCCGCGCCGCCTTCGCTGCCATCACATCGAAGCTATCGGCCCGCTGCAGCGTCTTGCGCCCCAGAAAGCCAGCCGCCTTCATTTCAAAGTCATCATCGCCCTTGGGATAGGACGCCATCATATCCAGCATGCGCACAGGTCCACGCGCCGGGGCCATCGGGATTTCCGGCCCGACCTCTGCCGGGACAAAACCCATGGCCCGGACTTCCGCCATCCGCGCCTGTTCATCAATGCTGGTTGCCTGTTCGATGCGGGTGACCGCCATCGCTATTCTGTCCCGGTTCATGCCGCTGCCCTTTCTTGTTTCGCCTTGATGATGTCCAGACAGCGCCGCCGCGTGTCCATGTAGCCCTGAAGCCAAGCAAGATCGCGCGGGCGGGCCCGACCCTCTTCCCGGTCACGCTCAATGCCTTCACGCTTGCGCCGATTGTCTTCAGCCTCTTCGCGGATGCCCTTCAAAACATAATCATTGGGCGGTGCACCGATGCGTTTCAGGTAGACAAAAAGTTCAACCAGATAGCCGCCGGACTGGGCAGCATCGCCCGCGCCCGATTGCAGATAGGACCGCACCAAGCGGGACTCAGATGCGGGCACTTCCTGCAGCCGCCGCGCCCAATTCATGATCGACACTTCAGCGGGCCAGACGTTCTTTTGCGGCCCGCCCGCGTATCGCTCGACCACTTCCGCCAATGCCTGCAGCCGATCTTCGGCCATATAGGCCAGCCGCCCTTCCAGACTGGCCAAGAACTTGTCATGTTCTTCGACCTTCTGTCCGCGCTTGCGCACCATCCCACCTTTGACCAGTGGTTCGATCAGGTTGATCCTGACCCGTTCCTTGCCGTCCCTTAGTTCCTGACCTTCCACTGCCCATCCCCTCTTATTCTAAGCAAATCCGACTTATCCACAGGCACAGCCGTTCAAAATTGACGCGCCCCGGAAGTTTCTTTTTCATTTGATTTATTCTTGTTTCCTTTCAGCCGCTCGGTTTTCGGAAAAAATGAAAACTTCCAAAAACCGTTTCAGGAAATCCCTGTTTCTTCCGGCGGAAGGTTTGGGGAAGAAATCAATGGCGCGATGACAGGTCATTCAACGCCTCTTTCACGCGCTTCAGTGTAGCACTGCCACCCGGATACTGGACTTCGATCCAGTCGCTGATGTCATTCACCCGCTCTTCCATGTCCGCGATGCGCGCAGCGCCGGGAATGGCCTTCAGGTGGTTGATGATGGTGCCAAGCCGCTTGCGCATCCGTTCATCGGCATTCTTGGCGTCATTCTTCTTCTTGCCCCGCAACGCCTCTAGCGCGACCTCAGTGACCACAGGATGCGCCAAGCGCTTCTGCTGATTGTCACAATGGACCAGATGCCAACCATGCAGCGGGGACACATCCCGATTTCGAAGTTCACGCCATCTGGCCACAGGCATCCGCAACAAGAAAGCCAATGCTTCATCATCAGCGGGCAGTGTTCCGACCGGCGTTTCATCCTGTGACAGTTCGAACAGTTCACGCCCGAACCAACCGACTTCAGGATCGGCATACCCAAAGCGGCGAAACTCACTGCCGCGCCAGCGCTTCAGGTTCCATGGCACAAAGAAGTGCGAGTCCAAGCGTTCGCTGGATGAAATCGGATAAATGTCGATGTCATCTGCATCGACAAGCTGAAGGGCATTCGCCTGCGTCATGACACACCGCCTTCCCAGCAGGTCACGCAGTCAGGATCGAAAGACTTGCCATTGCGCTTCCGCATCAGCATGCCCAAATCACGGCGCTTAACCTCTACCGCACCTGCAGCGACTGCCAGCCGACGCTTGGACATGGCAATGTCGAAGTGTTCCATATGAGAACCGGGCTTCTGAAGCCACTTCCGCGCCACGCCGATCTGGTCAGCCATCGCCAACAGTTCTTCGGTGGTGTCGGCCATCATGTGGCACATCTTCATCCGACCAAAGGACGCCATCATGTCATCGACATAAACCGCCATCACTGCCCCCTTTGCTTGAAGCAACGGTCACACCGATCACCGTCTGAATATCGGTTCGGAACCCACTCATGGCCCCGCAGCCAGCACCCAGTCTTTGCCCGGAACAGAAAATTCCGCCATGCCACCCAAAGCCAAGCGTCATCGTTCCAGTGCCAGTAGCGCCCCGGCCCCGCCCCAACACAGATTTCATAGCGAAGAGGATTCAAGACTTCCCGCCAAGTGATGTATCTGCGGGGAACATCAGCATGCTGGATGTGCCAAACCTGCAGCCATTTACGGTCCAAGACCAAGTGTTCTGGACAATTCATGATTTACCCCTTTCTGCAGCGCGGGCTTGCCGATCTGCCAACCACGCGGATTGCACATGCGTCACATGCCGCCGTGCTGCGCGGGTCAGATCGCGGATGCCCGCGTCATGTTGTTCATATTTGCCCATGCGCCAGATCAGCGCCGACAGGGCCATGCGATGGCCCCACTTGCGCAACTCTGCCGTGCCTGTGCGCTCACAGGCGGTGCAGCAGTAAATCTGCCAGCTGCGGCGCGGCCTGAACGCGGCCCCGCAGGATGGGTTAAAGCAGATCCCACCCTGCCACGGGCTGGACGCTGCTAATTCCTGATGCGCGAAAGACCGAAAGTCTTCCGGCTCACCAAGCCGTGCCACGGCATTTGCGGTTGTGGGTAGCAGAAGGGTCATAGCGCCAAAGCCTCCTGCTGGGCGCTCACAGGCGCGCTGACGGGCATTTCCATCTGGTTGCGTTCTGCCGCTTCTGCGACACGGGCGCAGGCAACATCGAACCACTTTGGGTCTTTCTCGATCCCGATGGCCGCGCGGCCCGTGCGGGCTGCAGCCACGATGGTGGACCCCGACCCCATGAAAGGGTCGATGACCAGATCACCCGGATCGGTCGAATTGCCCATCCAATGCGCCATCAGGGCCACCGGCTTTTCCGTCGCATGCGGGCGGCGCTGATCTGGCGGCACATCCGCGCCCAGATACAGGTGCGATACATCCTGTTGCGGACAGCGGATCAATGCCTTCGAAGAACAATCGGTGATGCGACGGGCGCGGCCCTTATAGAGATACAGCCCGAATTCGCAGTTCGGCATATACCAGCGGTTTGGTGTTGCCGTGATCTTGTCCCAGACCAACAGACGGTGAAAGCCGAAGCCAGCCGCATCGAACGCGGCGCGGGCGGCACCCTCTTCACGATCTGAAGCCATGATGATGGCATCCGCGTCATCGGACAGCACACCATAGATCAGCGGGGCCATGTCGGCCCACTCGACCATGTCGAACAACTCGCCGGAATTGTCATAGGCATCCTTGGCGAAACAGCCGCCCATTTCGCCCAAGATCAGGCGGCAGCTTCCGATGGTGATGTCGCGCTGAATGCCAGTCATGCCACACCCCAGACATGCTTGCCCTGCGCGACATAGGTCATCGCCGCCGCCAGAATGCGTTCACGCCCACGGCGCGACCCACGCTTCACCGCCTTGGCGATGTATTCTTCATCCTTGAAGCCCAAGGCACGGCTGGCCGCGCGCATCGACGGAAAGGTCAGCCCGCCGATGGTAAAGGGCTTTGACTTCCACGGATTATAGACCGCAGGCCGGGCAACCCGGTCAGGATCGCCATCACAGATCGCGGAATAGACCGTGCCGGACTGCACCCCAAAGTGCGCCGCTGCCGCGTTCACGTCATCGAAATCCTTGCCCGCAATGCGCACCCGCATCGGCTCAGGCCCGACACGCCCGGTGCCAACACGATGCAAGGTGCCGTTGCGATAAGCCGCGCGCACCGTGTTCGGATTGACGCCAAGCGCCTTTCCGGCGGCGCTGAAATTCGGATAGGTCACGCCACGAATGGTGACAGGACGCAGCGCCGGGCGGGTGCCCAGCCCATCCAGCCGATCTTTGCGCACAGCCATGCGCACCTGCCCAGCCGTCACGCCAAGCGCCGCCGCAGCGGCATTCGCGTCAGGGTAAACCACCCCGCGAATTTCGATGTTCTGATAAACCCGCTTGCCCATCACGCCACCCCCTGCAAAGCCAGATGATGGCGAACGCCCCACAGAACCCATGCGCCATCGACGCCAGCCAAGGCGCAGGCCATGAAGAAATCACGGGTGCCAAACCAGCGGCGCGCGGCGGATATTTCGGCAGGCCGATCAGCCATCTTGGGCGAAACGGCCAACTGGAATTGCTCTTCGACCACCGCACACCACAGCGCCCGGCATGCGCGCGGGTCGATGTCGTGTTCTTCGATCTGATTGCGGTCCATATCAGCGAAGGTCATGCGGCACCCCCAACTGCATGGTTCCTTTGCCTTCGCGCCGAATAACCATGCCTTCGCGGAAGACGGTGATCGGCAGTCCGATCTGGCAATCGAACAGGACAAACAGAAACCGGCCATCGGCCAAACGACAGACAAAGACGCGCCGCCCCTTGCGGTTCACACGGGCGACGGGGCGCAGCAGTTTCCAGTCCTGCGCATGCAGCGCATAGGCCAGCGCGCGCCATAAGATCAGGGCATCCAGCCCCCCCCCGAACCGCTCTTCCAGCCGTTCAGAAAAATGATTGAAGATCCGGCGCTGGCTTTCGGCATTGGCGGTGATCGCGTTCATAGCGCACCCCCTTCATATGCCCGGCATTCGGAATCCCAGAATAGGCCCGCGACCGCTTCACCGCAGCCCAACTGCGCAGCTTCACCCAGACACCAGTCCTGAACTTCGGGCCATCCGTTGCGCCGCGCCTCTTGCGGTGCGCGAAGCTGGACAAACAGAACTGCGTCAATGCGGTCGATCAGCTTCAGGCAACGCTGCTCGAATTCACTCAGATCGCAGGCCAGACCCATTCGGGTCAGCACGTCGCCTTCCAAAGACGCATGATCTGCAACCAGACCGCCGCCCACAGCCTTGAAGGGCTGCGACAGATCACCCACCACGAATTCAGCAGCGTCATGTGTCACAGCCGCCCGCAACAACGTCAGCGAATGATCAGGAAACAGAACGATGACCAGCATGGCGCACCGGCCCTGATGCGCGCAGTTGAAATCATCCGCGCCGGACAAAGCCGCGTTCATATGCCAGCGACGGGCAAAGCCCGATGCCCACAGATGCAATGGTCGCGCCAGCCCTGTCGAACACCCTGTCATGCAACCACCCCCGCCGAAAAAGGCCGGGCGCGCAGCCGAAGCCACGCGCCCAAGTCCAACAGGGAGGATGGGGGGGCACATCAAGCGGGCCACCACGCCCCCCACGGTATGGTGTCCTGTGGGGACTACTGCACCCCAGCCCAGATGTTTGAATGCACTGCGCCTGCTGGACACGCCAAGCGCCGCGCAGATATGGTCGGCCAAGAATTTACCGACCCACAAGGATTTCCGATGAAACGACTTTTCCTGATTGCCGCCTGCGCACTTGGCAGCATCGCACACGCAGAAGACATCCCGGACTACGCGACTGCCATGCAAGCCTGCCAAAGCCTCGACCTTATAAGCGCCCGCGCGCAATGCCGGTCGGAAGTCATCAACGCCATTCCCGCCTATGCAAACCCCGCACAGAACTTTATTCGAACCACCAACTGCACTGACACATTGGCACTGATTGACGATCCGACCATCGCTGCAGATGAAGGTGTTTTGCCCGATGGATTGATGCGCCATATCGGGCAACTGGAAGGAATTATCCTTGGTTACGAAATGAGCCAACCGGGCATTGAAGGCCCGCGCGACAGCCTGATGGATAGACTTCGCCAGTCCTGCGAACGGGAACCCGGCAAGACTGTGCTTTGGCACCTGACGATGTTCGGAACAGAACGCTAAGAAACCGAAACCAGACATCATTGCGCGACCTCCGCTGCATCAATGATGTCAGTCAAAACCTGACGGGCAGCGCGCATTTCGGCTATGACCTCGGCGCGCTCTTCGCCGGTCAGTCGGTCAGGGTCATCACTCAAATGCGAGAACGCGCGGATCAGCGCAGCATGAGCCTGACCACTGGCAACCGTGCTTTTCGCGGCCAGTGTTTGCAGGCAACCAACGCGAACACCTTCCCGGCCTGTGCGCTCGAACATGCGATTGGTCAATGGAAAGGCCCCGACAAAGTCTTCGACGGCGATGGCCGCGTCGACGGTGACGCCAATCTGGCCGGAACACATCTTGCTGATCGTGCCCTTGCAGCCCTTGCCATAGCGGGCTTCCAAAACTGCCGCGACCGCCTCGACACCACCAGCGCGGCGAACAAGGCCATCGAAAATGCCGCGCGTCACCGGATCAGCCATAGGAAACCTCGTTTCCTTTGCGTTGACCGATGGTCATGCGACACTTGAAATATGGAACAGCAAACCCAAACATCATGCCGCGCGCCCTCTCTCACCAGACATTTTTGGGGCTGGCAACGGCACAAACGAAAACAGTTCTTGACCGGGAATTGGCTTTCCCTTTTCACCCGCCAAGCTTGCAAAGGCAGCGAACCATTTTGCTGGGAAAACTCCAGCAGACATGTGCGAATGCACAGTTGTTGCCTTCAGGCCCATCCGCGCGGCCACCTCTCGGTAGCCGCCGAATTCATCAATCAGATGTTTTGTCGAAGCATACATGACACCTGATTAATCCGATAATTTCGGATTTTCAACAAGCAACTGCTATCCACATTCATTTTTTTCGGATTTTGGGATACTGAAAGACATGGACTTTGCCACAAAAGAACGCCTCGCCCGAACTGGCGACACTACAAAGGAAGCCATTGGACTGCGCCTTCGCGCAGCCCGAATTGCTGCCGGTTACAAACAGAAAGACTTTGCGGCTATGCTTGAACTGAAGCCGCAGACCTATAACAGCCAAGAGACTAAGGGCGCACCGTCAATAGACGTTATGCGCCACCTATATAGAGCGCACCGAATAGATTTTAACTTTGTTCTTCACGGCGATTTTGCCCAGTTGCCGGGCGATGTGCAGGACTCGCTGTTCGCGGTTCTTTCCGCCGACTAGCAGTCCGCGCATCAAACAGCCAGTTCACGTTCAAACCCAGCTTTCGCGCCCAAATGCCAATGCGAATCCATGCACCCATATCTTTCTCCAAATTCGATGTTCACGTTTTGATCTCACATGTCAACGCTCGCACCACTCATGACGCCGCAACTGTAATCTGATTTTTTCGGATTTTTCCAGTAGACAATCCGAAATTTTCGGATAATGTGCCCTTTGCAATTGGAGGGCACGACATGGCAATAACCTTAAATTTTCAAACGCCGACCCAGCAGACCCAGCAGACCCTGGACGCACTAGCGATTGTGAACAACCCCACACGCTACGCGGGAATGCCGCAACTGCGGATGCTGGCATGGGCTACACTGAAAGCCGAACGCGGGCAGATCGTCTGCCAACACCGCCTTCAGGTGCAGACCTGCCCGCCCTGCAATCATGATTGCAATCAAGGCCGCGACTGCCCGGCTCGGACGCGCAACCAGCAAGCGCAGGTGGCGTGATGGACACGATGAAATCCGTCCCCGCCCACATGCGCGCTGGCCCCGTTCAAACCCTCGAAATGCTGGAAGCCGAAAAGCGGCGCTTTGCCGAACTGAAGGCTGAACAGCTGCGCATCTTGATCGCGCGGGCCACAGCCCCGGCGTTTCAGGCGGACCTTTCACCGCGCGCCCAGTTGCTTGGCAGCACATCGTCACTGGCCTTGATCGTCGGGCGGGCAGCGTGATGGCCGATCTGCCCCAATTCGCCCGCTTCTGGATGGTGTGCCGTAAACCCACTGGCCCGCAATCCAAGACCGAACCGCGCGCCCGCTATTCATCCTTCGATGAAGCACTGGCCGCAGCCCAGAAACTCGCCAAGGAAAACGACGCCCAGTTCCACGTTCTTGAAACCGTGGCCACGGCGCGCCCCGGCGATGCCATGCAGGAGTCGCTGCTATGACCACCCATCTACTGAATGACCGCCTGACCGCCTTTCTGTTGAACCTCGAATGCCTTTGCATGGCAGGCCAGAAAGATGCGTTCATGAATGAAGTCATGGAATGCGGCGGCAGCTATGTGCCGCCCGCCGATGCGGCGCAGCCCAGCCATCTGTTCGAAATCGCCCCGCATGGCGTGAACGCCTATGGCGGGTCAGAGGAAGAGGCGATCCGCAACTGGACCAAAGCCGCCAAGGCGGTTGCGCCGCTGGTCGAAGATGACGGTTTCATCACCGTCCATCCGCCTTTCCCAAACCCGCGCAACCACGGCGAAGAAATTGCCAACGCCCGCGCGGCGGCTGGCCAAGGGGCGCGCTGATGGCCGCGCGCCACGACAACACCACAACCGGCAATCGCCTGTTTGCCGGTCACTGGGCCGGGCGCGGTCTGCTCGACGTGCCCGGCCTTCTTTCCCTATTCCGTCGCGGGCGTCAGGGGACCGCCCCAGCCGGGGCGCGCGCTGCATCTGCCATCACTCACGATAACCAGCAGCGCGCGCCCAAACTGGTGGTGGACAACACCCCGACATTTCACTGCCCCCTGTGGCCGCAATGCGGATGCCCCGGCGGCACCATGCGCCCGGAATGCCCCGGCCTGAAAGCCCGGATAGGTGCAAAATGAACGCGCCCGTTCGACAACGCTTTGACGACATGGACCCAGCCCAACAGGCAGGCATCCTGTGCAATGACCCGCGCTTCCAGCGGTTTGCAGCCAGCCGCTGCGGCATGCAAGGCGAACAGTTCAGCAGCAGCGCCGCCGCTCAATACCTGCGCGACTGCTGCCAGATCGACAGCCGCAAGCAGCTGACCACCAGCGAAGCGGCCCAACAGAAGCTCCAGATCCTGCGCACCGAATTCGACGCATGGACTGGCAAGATCGCAACCCCACGATAGAAAGGCTGGCCGAAAATGTCAGACAATATTCAAATCAAGTTTCCCAGTGAAGACGCAGCCAAGCAGGCGCTGACGGCTTGCGGCTTCAGTCTTGGCACATCGCAACGCGATGACCCGCGCGGCATCATGCACGGTGACTACCTGATCATGAAATGGCGGAACCTGTCCAACAAGGACAAGGACGATCTGCACGGGGTCTATCACCGCCATGGGTATGGCGGGCCGGTTTCGCTTTGGATGAAGCCGAACTGCCCGCCGGAACCTCTTTCACAACTGACCCAGATGTCAGCCACCTAGCCGACCTCACCCACACCACAGAAAGGACCACGCCCGTGATGGCCAAGAAAATAGACGAATCCGCCGAAGTTGTCGTGTCAGACGCACACGACCCCTATGCAATCCGCACCATTGAACACCTGTTCTCACTGTTCGATGGCGGCGATTTCCTTGCCGAAGTGCTGGAAGGGCACCGCCAGCTGCAGATCGACATGCTGGAACACAAGGAACTGCACGGCACCAAAGGCTGCAAAGGGTCCATGACCATCACCGTCAACTATGCCCTTGGCAAACAGGGTGACGTGGACATGGGCGCTACCGTCAATTTCAACGCCCCGAAAGCACCCCCTGCATCCGCATCGGCCTTCATCGACGAAAACGGGCAAATGACGCTCTACAGCCCGCTGATGAAGCGCATGCACGGCGGTGTGCGTGATGTCACCCCACACGACCCGGAAACGGGTGAAGTGCGCGACGTTTAACCCCGAAAACCAACCCCAACAAAGGAACTGACCATGTCAGACAAGACAGACAATCACGCCGCCCTGCGGCACGAAAACCCGGCAGAAACCATGCGCGATGTGATGGCCACCTTGGGCAGCGCCGAATGCATCGCAGATCCGGTCGATCAGGAAGGCGGAACCCCATTCAATTCGCCACATCTGGTCAGCCTGCCGGAAAAGCGCCGCATCGAAGATGTGACCAGCAGACACCGTGACGCCGCCGAATACTTCAAACCGGCCCGGCGCAAAGGCACGGCCCGCTTTGCCGATCTGCAAAGCATCATCGCATGGGCCAATCGCTTCAAAGGCGACACATCAGCCCTATTTGCCAACCCCGACATGGAAGCGCCGACGCTGACCTGCATTGCGGACTATCACGCGGCGGGTGCGGTCGACGTGACCACAGCCACAGGGGACGCCAGCGCGCGCCACTGCCACCACCGGGCCATCTATGACTTCCCGCTGTCGGAAGAATGGAAGGCATGGATGGGCGTTTCAGGTGAACCGCTCAAGAAAGACAATCTGGGCGAATTCATCGAAGCGCAGGCCAAGGACATCATGGACCCGTCGCCCGCCATCTTGAAGGGCGGTGTCAGCGACAAGAACCAGCCGTGGGAAAACCGCCTGATCGAAACCGCCCAGAAGATCGAAGGGCGCTATGGCCAGCTGACCCAGCTGCTGGCGATGTCCAAGCAGTTTCAGGTGCATGAAACCAGCAATCTGACGGTGAAGACCAACCGGGACAGCGGCGAACAGGAAATCCAGTTTGTCAATGAACACAAAGCCCCGGATGGCAAGCCGCTGCAGATCCCGAACCTGATCATCATTGCCATCCCCGTCTTCATGGGCGGCGCGCCTTACCGGATGCCAGTGCGATTCCGCTATCGCAAGCTGGGCGGCGAAGTGCGGTTCATTCTGTCGATCTACAATCCCGAAAAGGCGTTCGAAGCCGCCTTCAAGGAAGCGGTTGAAGCGGCAACCACCGAAACCGACCTGCCCACATTCATGGGCACCCCCGAATCTTGACCTCTCTTTCTGCCACTTCTCACGAGGTGGCAGCGACGGATTTCAATACTTTAGACATAGAAAAAAATCTGACATGCTCGAGTCGCCGTTCCTCTTCCCCCCGTTCAGGATGAAACAGGATTGTGCCGCATATTATTGCGGCATGTCCCTGACGTCCTTCATTCGGGCTGTAAGGGATGAAGAACTGCCACCCGGACGCAAAGGCATGGGCGGCACCTATTGGTTGCGTCAGGACCTTGAAACCGCAATGGTGGGAAACAGGACCAAGCCAAAGACTGATTTCGACGACCCGATATGA